CACCCGCCTGTACGGCGAGCTGCGCGCCCTGGGCGAAGTGTGGCAGCCGCGCTGGTGGGTGGTGGATGCCACCGGCGTGGGGGCGGGATTGGCGTCGTTTTTGGATGCGGCGTTCCCGGGACGGGTGACGCCCTTTGTGTTCAACGCGGCTACCAAGTCGAAGTTGGGCTGGGATTTTCTGGCGGTGGTGGAGACCGGGCGTTTCAAAGACTGGCAGGAGCCGGAGAACGGGGGAGAAGATGACCTGAAGGCGGCCTTCAATCGTCAACTGGATGCCTGCGAGATGCACACCGCGCCGGGAGTGGAGAAGCGCCTGGCGTGGGGTGTGCCCGACGGCCGGCGCGACCCGGTGAGCGGAGAATTGCTGCATGATGATTTGCTGATCTCGGCGGCGCTGTGCGCGGCGCTGGAAGGCTGCGCGCTGCCCACCGGTGGGTCGGCGCTGGTGGTGCCGGGAGATGACCCCCTGGAGGAGATGGATTATGGCTTCTGAGCCTGTTTTTGCGGGTGTGTCGCTGTTTATATGGATGGTGAAAAGCTGCTGCCACGGGCTGGATCCCAATTGTGAAACCGCCTGGCAAAACCTGTGCGAGACGGCGCACGAATGGGGGCTGGCGTATGCACCGGTGAAGGTGGCAGACGGAGCCTGTCGATTCAACCTGTCAGCGGCGGGCGGCGGCTGGCAGGACGACATTTTGCCCGGGCTGTTCGCAGCGTTTAGCCGGCAGGGGTTGCGCCGGGTGGGCTGGCAATACCTGTACGGCGCCAACCCGCTCGCGGAGGCTGACACAGCGGCGCAGCGCATTCAACAACTGGGTTTGCAGGGCTGCATCCTTGATCCGGAAGTGGAATACAAGCGCGCCGGGGCGGGCGCGGCGCGGGTTTTCATGCGCCGGCTGCGCCAACGGGCGCCCAACACGCCTCTGGCGCTGTGCAGTTACCGCTTTCCCTCGCTGCACCGCGATTTTCCGTGGATGGCATTTTTAGACGAAATGGATGCGGCGCGCGGTGATGTGCACATGCCGCAGATGTACTGGGTGGGCGATGAACGCCCCAATGGGCCCGAAGTGCAACTGGAGCGCAGTCTGAACGAGTTGAGCGCGCTTAAAGCACTGCCGTTGATCCCGGTGGGCAGCGCCTACACCCAGCGGGTGGGCAACCGCAGTTGGGCGCCCACCGCTGAACAGTTGGAAAACTTCTTTACGGCGGCGCGCCGCCTGAGCTGCGCGGGGGCGTCGCTGTGGTGCTGGGATTTGCTGGTGCAGAAGGATGACGGCAGCCGGGGCTGGATGGATGCTTTGCAGCGCGCGGCGCAGGTTTGGGGTGGCGCTCCACCGGCGCAGGCGCTCACGCTGGAGCAGCGCGTGGAACGCCTGGAGGTTGCCCTGCGCGGGCATGGATGGGAGTTGTAACCACAGATAAACACGGATGCACACGGATAAGAAAACCAATTCTCACGCGGAGGCGCAGAGGGCGCGGAGAAACAACAACGAAAGGCACGAAACACACGAATAACAAATTTGTCATTTCGAGCGCAGCCCTCGAAGAGGGCGCTGCGAGAAATCTGGAACTATTGAAAACAGATTTCTCCTCGCGCGAAAGACACGCTCGTCGAAAGGTCAGGGGTATCCGTGTTTATCTGTGGTAAGTCTCACACGGAGACGCGGAGGGCGCGGAGATGAAACAACGAAAGGCACGAAAAAGGAATTAAAAAACTGCGGTTGCGAGGATTTCTGTAGGGTGCGCCTGGGCGCACCGTGGGGTGCTACTCCTCACGCGGAGACGCAGAGGACGCGGAGAAGAAACAACGAAAGGCGCAAAATGGAATGAATAACTCATCCGTGTATATCTGTGTCCATCTGTGGTTCCAGATCACAAAAAGGGTGCTGGCTGGAAAATACGGTGCGCTGAAGCGCACCCTACTCCTTGCGTAAAAGACACGCTCGTCGAAAGGTCAGAAGTATCCGTGTTCATCTGTGGTTCAAAAAGGAGGTGCGATGAATTTATTCGCTGAAATCACGCGGCGAGTGTTTGGCGCGGAAATCAACCGCCAGGTGCGGGCGGCGCTGGCGGTGGAAACCGACACCAGCTTCACAGTGGGGTCGCGGATGGCGGGCGCGGCATCCTTCGAGCGCGCTGACGCTGACCGCGAAGAAATTTTGGCGCAGGCGCTGGAAGCCTGGCGGGTGAACCCGCTGGCAAGGCGCATGGTGGAACTGACCACCCAGTATGTGCTGGGCGGCGGGGTGGCGGTGAGCTGCAAGCAGCGCGCCACGGCTGCTTTTTTGGAGCAGTTCTGGCGGCACCGCCTCAACCAGATGGATGTGCGCCTGAACGAGTGGAGCGATGAACTGGCGCGCAGCGGCAACCTGTTTGTGCTGATTTCAACCGATGCAGGCGGGATGAGCTATGCGCGCGCTGTGCCGGCTGCCCACATTGCGCGCATTGAAACCACGCCCAATGATAGCCAGCAGGAAACGGCTTACCTGCCCAAACCCACCCTGGAGACGCTCGACCCGCATCCCTGGGCGGCTTATGACGCGCTGCATGACACGCCCACCGCCGATGGCGGCTTTGCCCCGGTGATGCTGCACTATGCGGTCAACCGCCCGGTGGGAAGCTGCTGGGGAGAATCAGACCTGGCGCCGCAACTGCGCTGGCTGGCGCGCTATGCCAACTGGCTGGAAGACCGCGCCCGGCTGAACCGCTTTCGCACGGCGTTTTTGTATGCGGTGAAGGCGCGCTTTGCCTCGGAGGCGCAGCGTTCGGCGCGCCAGCAGCAGCTCAATGCCAGCAAACCGGCGCCGGGTTCCATTCTGGTGATGGACGAGAGCGAAACCTGGGAGGTACTGCACCCGCACCTGGAGGCTGACGACGCCAACGAAGACGGCCTGGCGTTGAAAAAGATGATTGCGGCCGGGGCGGGCGTGCCGCTGCACTTTCTGGCTGAACCGGAGTCATCGACGCGCACCACAGCCGAAGCCGCCGGCGGCCCCACCTTCCGGCGCTTCGAGCAGCGCCAGCAGTATTTTTTGTGGCTGGTGACTGATGTGCTGCGCGTGGCGGCGGCGCGCCGCGCCCAGGTGGACCGGCGGGTAAATGCGGATGCCGCCATCCACGTGCAGGGCGCTGACATTTCGGTGCGCGACAACCTGGCTATGGCGCAGGCGGCTGCCAGCCTGGCGGGCTGCCTGACCGATTTGCGCGACCGGCGGCTGATCGATGATGCTGAACTGCTGCGGCTGGTCTATCGCTTCGCCGGAGAGGCGCTGGATGTGGAGGAGATGCTGGCGCGGGCGGCGCGCCAGAAGGAGAACTATCGTGAAGAGAAAGGAGGAATGGATGGAGAAAGATGAAATCGCCGTGAGCCTGCCACAGGGCAGCCAAAGAACCCGCTTGCAGGGCAGCGGCGCGCCCAATCCGCAGGGCGAATTTGAAATTTTAGCCATCACTGCCGGGACGGGCAACGGCTGGCAGTTTTCGGCGGGGGCGCTGCAAACTTCTCTGGTGCTGTGGGACGGTGTTCAGTGCTTTGTGGACCACGCATGGAACGGCCACTCGGTGCGTGACCTGGCAGGGGTGTGCCGCAGCCCGCAGTGGGATGAAGCCTCGCAGGGCGTGCGCCTGGCGCTGAAACCGCTGGGTCCCTCAGCCGAGCTGCTGCGCGAGCTGGGGCGCCAGGTGCTGGCCGAAGAGGGCGGCGCGGGGCGGGTGGGCTTCTCAGCCGATGTGCTGTTCACCGCCCAGGGCAGGCAGGTGGAGCAGATTCTGCGCGTGTTTTCGCTTGACCTGGTGATCGACCCGGCGCGCGGCGGGGCGTTTTTGCGCGCGCTCAACCAACTGCAATTCAACCAGACATTTTTAAAGGAGGAAATGACCATGACAGAAACAACCATTCAACCTGCCGCAGCGCAAAGCGCCGTGCAAGAGCAGGAAAAAACCGAATTGTGCGCGCGCCTGCTGGAGAGTACGCTGGCGGCCAGCCGCCTGCCCGCCCCTGTCGGCGAGGCTATCCGCAAACAGTTTGCCGGGCGCAGCTTTGACCCGGCTGAACTGGACAGCGCCGTGGAGAACGCGCGCCAGATGGTGAGCGACCTGACCGGCAGCCTGGCAGTGCAGGGCGCCGGGCGCGTGCAGGCTGTGTTCAGTGCCGAAGACCAGCTCAATGCCGCCGTTCACGACCTGCTGGGCGCCGAACGCCCGCCTGAATTGAACGGCTTGAAAACCCAGCGCCTGTCCGGCATTCGTGAACTGTACACTCTGACCACCGGCGACATTGCTTTTGTGGGCGGCTACGACGCCGAACGCGCCCAGCTTGCTGCCACCGCCGACCTGCCCGGGCTGTTGAAGAACGCTTTCAACAAGCTGGTGCTGATGCAGTGGCAGGAACTGGGGCGGGCGGGTTACCGCTGGTGGGAGTCGGTGGTGAGCGTGGAACACTTCAACAGCCTGCACCCGCTGACCGGTGTGCTGGTGGGCGAGGTGAACCTGCTGCCGGCGGTCAATGAGGGCGCGGCTTACACCG